AGGTTTTAGCTGATGAAATAGCTTTGTTAAATCAAAGCCTTGTTCAATTCCAGAACCATAGCTTCCGTATAAATCTAACATCCATTTATTAGCATTGTACGCCCAACCCTGTGTTCTTCCATACGTCAACGCTCCGCAAGGAGTACCATGACTTCCTTCGTCTACAAAAGGCGGAATAGTAGGAGGTTGTTGACTATTATCTCCGCTAACATTTAATCTAGTGTACGATGAACTTATGAATACAGTTCCTGCATTTTGAAATTGCGCACTTCTTTGACTAGCGTTGCTCCACCAGGTTCTTGCTATAGTTTCCACGGGAACAACGGTCCCGTCCCATCTAGTAGTTAATCTGTTGTCAGGGTCGGCATCAAACCATTCTGGATCTATATAATAAGGTGAATCTAAAACTAAATCTAAAACATCACAATGGCCGTTGCCGGGTAAAAGATTTCCTCCGGTATATCCAGCAGGTGCTTCTACAGCAGTTACACCATCTGATGAAAGTACACAATTGTTTTGAAATTCAGGATGCCCTAACCAGCATCCTTCGTCTGCCACAACTACATCTATATGTTTACCAGTTCCGTACTGTTGAATGTTAGAATTGACAACTGCGTTATCTGCTAATGCTCCGTCGAGCCAAGGGTCAACATATTGTTGACACCTTAAAAGTTGATATCCTGTTCTGTTTTCATCAGTTGCATCTGTTATGCCAGGTAATGTGTCAGATGTGTCAAATTCTCTATAATTTTTTACAGTACCTGCATAACGGTTTATTAATGGAGGAGCGATCATTTGCAATTCTTTTGGGGGAGGAGCAAATTCTTCAGGGTATTTTGAATAATCTATGTTTATAAATTTTATTCTAGGATCATTTAATCTTTAATTCGTTAGCTTCTTCATCGGTTAGTAAATAAGTTCCTCTTGTAGGACTATGTTGCTTGTCATCGTCAATTTTAACAGCTCTAACAGGAACTGCTTCATACAAATTGCCGTCTGCAATTAGTTCTGCATGTAATTCTTCCCATTGTTCTGTAGTGTGTGTACCTAGTTGATAATATTTTTCTGTCATGTTATACCTTAAATCAAGTTTACCCAAGCACCGTTTTCGTATCCTTGAAATTTGTTATCTGTGCTATTATAAATGACATCGCCGTTTGCTGCAATTAGACCATCTCTTTCTAGTGTTGTTAAGCTAGCGAAACGAAATGGTGATTGTGTAACTCCTACATATGTGGTTGCAGTTAATAATATTTCATTGTCAGAAGCTAGTTCTGGTGTGCCTGCACCTTGTGTTGTTATATTGCCTGCTAATATAAGATCTCCGCTAGTATTAATAGATACGTCAGGAGTTACAATATTGCTGCTAAAAAATTGTAAACCATTTGTAGTGCTATATCTTAAACCGCCTGTCGCTGTTTCGCCTGTATACCAATATACTCCCGGCGAACTTGTTCCTGCTGGAATATTAATACCTGATAGTGCATCTAAAGTTAAGGTCGAGGATATAGTCGCAGCCGACAGTGTTCCATTTGTTAAAGTAAGATTACCGTCAGCTGACTCGTAGTCTCCGGTCACTGTTATTCCGGCGGTGAATGTAGGGTTTGCTAAAGGTGCATAAGTAGCCAAAGATGCAGTAGTTGCATAAGTAGCCAAAGATGCAGTAGTTGCATAACTAGATAAATCTGGCGGTGTATATGTGAATACTCCGGTAGTATTATCATATCCTATACCACCATCTCCTGCGGCTACTTCTTCTTCGCCTACGCTAAATGCAGTTAGGTCAACGCCGCCACCGATATTACCAACTACACTAAAAGTGATAGTATTGGTTTGGGTGTCGGTAGTAATTTCTATATTACTACCTTCTCTAAAGTTAAGCCTGTCTAGTCCGGTTGGAGTAATTGTTGTACTATCACTAGTTGTAATTTCTGCAAATGTACTTGGTATTTCGTAGCTAGGCTGTATCCAAACTCCAGATTGGTATACATAAAGAATACCGTTGGTTGTGTTTAACCACAGATTTCCTGTTGACGGTGAACTAGGAGCAGTATCCGACACATCTATACTTGCACCGTCGCCGCTGCCAGATCCTGCGCCGGGGTCACTAACAGTTATAGTGTTCCCCATATTAGTATGAACTGAACAATAATAATAAAGTGTGTTCGGTGTAGTTTCTCTTGCAGTAATAATTACATATCTAGATCTTGCTAATCTAAATCTAGAAATATATTGACTTCTGGTTACTTGAACATTGTCAAGAAAATAAACAACATCTGTACCATATACTGTGCCATCTTCAACTAAATCTCCGTTCGGATCATTAGAACTAAAACTTATCGGATGCTGATTAAATGCGCCGCCGGTTGGATTTGGAAAATATAAGTTAGTCGGATCGGTCTGGTTGAATACATAAGTATAACCTCTTAACAGAGTTAATGCTGGTTTATATACTCCGTTTAGAATATATTTATTACCAGTATCAGAACCTTGTGGACCTGCGACTGTTACTGTATATGTATATGACGCTACACCTTTTTGTGAAATTAATTTAATAAGATTATTTTCACTAGCTAGTTCATAGCCGCCTGTTGCAGTTCCGTCATAAACTTGAAGTGTTTTTGTGTCTCTATTAAAGAATACTTGACCACTGCTACCTACATTTCTTGTTAAAAATAGGTCTTCTCTTGGAAGTATTCTAATACTATTAAAAATTGATTCTGTCATTTCTCTGAAATCCCGATACTAACATATTTATGCTTTTTCGAGTTAAGTCACAGAGAAGTTATATATTCATCCGGAGTTATAAAGCCATAATTACCTATAGTGTTAATAAGTTTTGTTGTATTTGCTTTTGTATATTCTTGGTATTGTCCTTTAAGTATGTCCGGCATTGGAATTTCTACTACTGGTACAGATAACTTTTTAGACATGCTATTAGCAATATCACTAAAACTCCAGCAGTTTCCAGTTCCCAAATTCCAAATATTACTTTCATTTATAGTTAAAAACTTTTTGTGTATTTTGCAGATATCTTTAACACATATAAAATCTCTTTTGTAATTTTCACTACCTTCGAAAACTTCTATACATCCTTTTTCCTTTGCTTGCTTTGCAAACTTTGTAAAGACACTTGCCTGGTCACCTTTGTTTTCTTCATGTGGACCATACACATTAAAATATCTAAACCCTTGAACTAAAATGTCTCTTGGTTGATTAATAACCCACCGATCAAAAAGATATTTGCTCCATGCGTATGGACTTTCTGGTTGTATAGGTCCTTCTTCTATAAAATCGGTAGTTTTCCCGTAGACGCTTGCACTCGAAGCATATTGAAAATTTACTCCTTTTTTATTACACTGATCAAACAGCCATTGAGAAAATTCATAGTTTTGTAATAAAATTTTATGTACGTCTCTTTCAGTTGTACTACTGATTGCTCCTAAATGTATTACCCAATCTAAACCGTTTACTTCGGGAAGACGTTTTGTATCCCATTCGTACCCATAGATTTCATGATCAGTTGCTAATTCTTTACCTAGATTTTTTGCGATAAATCCGTTTGCGCCGGTAATTAATATTTTTATCTTATTCACCAATTGTGTAAATTTCTCCACCAAATACAGATTGATAATAAAATTATATTTTTTACTGCAAAAAATTTAAAAACCTCTGGAGTTAAAGAATTTCTAGATATTTGTTCGAAAATAAATTATGATAAATATAAAATTATAATTGCAGGTGAGCGACAACAAATCTATAATTTAAAATTTCAACTACCAAAATATCCAAGATTAGAAAGTAAAATAATTGTTTTA